ACAACAGCTATTGCGTGCCTTGCGTATTGATGGCTTGTTGATCGGCAACCGCCCCATGGCAACGTGGGGCTCAATATAAACAAAACAATTATTATTTTAAACAAACAAAATGGCTACTACTAACACCTGGAAAATTGCACAACTGGACCGTGAAACTGCAGACGGTTATGTATTCACTGCTCACTACACTGTAGAAGCATCTGATGAAACGTATAAAGCTGGTGCATATGGTTCTATTGGTTTTGAGAAACCTGAAACATTGGTTGCATATGCTGAACTTACTGAAGAGGTTGTCATTGGTTGGGTTAAAGACCAACTGACTGCTGAAAAAGTAACTGAAGTTGAAGCTGCATTGCAAGCACAACTTGACGAACAAGCCGCACCTACTAAGGCAAGTGGCACACCCTGGAGCTAAACATGCTAGTACTTATCCGTCCAATTCTATTTTCATTTATCCAATCTCCTAAGGTCAAACGATTGATTATTGACCTGCTGCGTAAATTGGCTTCTACTACAGATAATACAGTTGATGATCAAGCTGTAGATTTTATCGAACGCGGTTTATTCATCTCTAAGTAATTGAACTGGTTGATCCACCCTAGTCTTTTTTTAAGTCAGCATGGAACAACCATCAAAACCAAAGGAAGAAATTAAAAAAGCAACAAATTTTTTAGCCAAAGTAAAAGAAAGTACAGATGAAGAGCTTCACATCCTTGGTACATTTGTCCGATTAGGCGTTGTAATTTGGAGTGGTTTCATTATTACATTGAACTATGTTGAACTACCTATGATCAAAAAAGTTCAGACTAGTAGTGACATTACTTTTGTAGCTTCTATATTTACTGGAGCTTTGGCTACATTTGGTTTAAACACCTCTAACAATAAACCAAATGGCAACAACAATAAAACTTTAGATCATAAAAAGAAAGAGGAGCATCATTAATGACTTACAAAATTGTTGACCTCCGTACTGAGAAAGTACTTGGTACATATGAAACTGAAGATCAAGCCACTAAAGCTGAGTCTCGTTTAATGCATGTACCTGGTGAAACCTGGTATGCAATTGAGGCACCCGCAGTTAAAAAAACAAAGGCTAAGAAAGCTCGTGTCAAAAAAGAAAGCGACTGAAGACCAATTCAATGAGCTGCATAATTTAGTTACTCAGGAGTTTCTCAAGCGTATCAAAGCTGGCGAAGCTACTGCACATGAACTAAAAGCAGCTTGTGATTGGCTACATAAAAATGACATTAGTGGTGTTGCTTACGATGGCAACCCTCTAGATAAATTAAATAAAATTCTTCCAAATATTGATCCTGAATTGGTTCAATCTCGTCTTTATGGAAAAAGGTAAAACTTCTAGATATTACGCAGCTAACCCTAAAGCAGCAGCCAAGCACCGCAGTTATATGCGGGAATATAACAAACGGCCAGGTAAATCAGCATACAGATCTCGTTTAAATAAAGCACGTCGTAAAGCCAAAATTTATGGCAAAGGTGGACCCGATATGTCACATGACAGCAAGGGCAACCTTCGACGTGAATCTATGAAAATAAATCGTGCTCGTAACGGACACGGTAATAACAAACGAACTCGCTGATGACACCCTTGCTTCCTACCCCTGATCACTATTTACAAAACCTGATAGCCATGAACAGTTCTATGTCTAAAAAACTTTGGCGTAAAGCCCTGAAGGAACATTTTGACTGTACATGTGTTTACTGTGGAGAATCTTATGAATTATCTAATCTTACTCTCGATCATGTTATTCCACGCAGTGCTGGTGGCGAAACAATCGCCTCAAATATCGTACCAGCCTGTCAAAGATGTAATCAGAAAAAGGCAAGCAAACCCTATTTAGATTTTATGCGTACCACGTTTGGTGTAAACCAATTACGTGAATACGTCCTAGCAAAACATACACAATAGTTGCACTAAGGCAACGAATATATCGCCGCTCCTCTGGGGCGGTTTTTTTTAATGTCTAAAAAGAAATACACGCCTGATATAAAAGGTGTAACTCAGTGGCTTAAAGACAATCCAACCAAAAAAAATAGCAGAGGCCGTACCGTTAGCACTGGTAAAACTGATGCTTACAAAGCTGTTGGATACAAAGGACCTCCTCTTAAAAGCAAAGAAGGTAATTTAACCAACAATAGAGACAGTCTACGTTTGTCCCTTCGTGGTGATAACGGCGACACCGCTAGATCAGCAGCCAGTAAACCTTATTCTGTAGAAGAATTTATTGACTACGGCAAAAGAAACGGTTACGGAACAGAGCATTCAACGCAGATCTTTAATCAGTTTCAGGAAAAAAATAAAGCCCAAAAAGCTGCTATCTTGCCTGGGCAAGCAAATGATCATTTTTTACCCAATAGTGCTGAATACTATTCAGCTGGTGAAAACTATAGAAACCGGGTAGGACTTGGCGTCAAAGTTAACGGATTTAAAACCAATAAAATGCCTACGCCTGCTGAAATGAGATCAGCCGGTGTTCCCACTACAAGGTCTTCTTTGATTCAAATGGAGTTTAACAATACTCCTGCACCTGATCCTAAAACCCTACGCTCTTTAGCGGGCCAAATTGCACGTGACAACACTAGAACACGTGCAACTACTATGAATAAAAAATTTGGAGAGGCACAACATAACTGGAATCTCCAAAAAGCAACTGGCCTTCAAAACTTAATTGATGCTGGACAACAAGCTTTAAAACGTGGTGTTACTAAAATTGCTCGTAATGCTGTACCTTATGCTGGTACTGCATTAGACGCACAAGATACTGCACAACGTTTTGACGAATTTAAACAGAACCCAAATGCGATAAATGGTGCTCAACTTATTGTACAAGGTTTATCTACCGCTGCTAATTTTGTTGGTGATGTAGCTTTATCTACTGGAGTAGGTGTACCCATAGCTGCTGGAGCAGAGAAAGTAGCTGGTCTAATGACGCTAACTGACACCTCTTTACAAGGTGTAGAGGACTACTCAAATGGACGCTCAGGGCGTTAATAATTGCACTTAGGTAAAGATCTATATGACGAACGTTTTAGAGGCCTTACAGGCCGATTTCAAGCTGTTTCTGCAAGCTTTATGGGAGCAGCTTGATCTACCCTCCCCCACTCGTGCTCAATATGCCATTGCAGACTATATCCAACACGGACCCAAGAGACTCCAGATTCAAGCTTTCCGAGGTGTTGGTAAATCTTGGATTACTGGCGCTTTTGTCCTTTGGTCGCTCTTTAATGATCCGGAAAAAAAGATCATGATCATTTCAGCCTCTAAGGAACGTGCTGACAACATGTCTATCTTCCTTCAGAAGCTAATTATTGAGACACCTTGGCTTAAACACCTACAACCTAAAGGTGATGACTCCCGTTGGTCTCGTATCTCCTTTGACGTTGCCTGTGCACCTCACCAAGCACCTTCTGTTAAATCAGTCGGGATAACGGGGCAGCTGACTGGCAGCCGTGCCGACCTGATGATACTTGACGATATCGAGGTTCCTGGCAACTCACTTTCTGAGATGATGCGCGAGAAACTTTTACAACTTTGTACTGAGGCTGAGTCTATCTTAACACCTAAAGATGACTCCCGTATTATGTACTTAGGTACACCACAGACAACATTTACTGTCTACAGAAAGCTAGCAGAACGTAACTACCGACCCTTTGTTTGGCCTGCGCGTATCCCTCGTAAAACTTCTAACTACGAAGGATTAATGGCTCCTCAATTACAAGCTGACATCGATAACGGTGCTGAAGCTTGGTCAGTAACAGATCCTGATCGTTTTGATTCTGATGACTTACTTGAACGTGAAGCAGCTATGGGTCGTAGCAACTTCATGCTCCAATTTATGCTCGATACCTCCCTAAGTGATGCAGAAAAATTCCCTCTTAAAATGGCTGACCTTGTGGTTACTTCTGTTAACCCAGCCTCTGCTCCTGACAACGTCGTCTGGTGCTCAGATCCAAAAAACCTTATTAAAGACCTACCCACAGTCGGTCTCCCAGGAGATTACTTTTATTCTCCAATGCAACTCACTGGTGAATGGACAAATTACACCGAGAGAATCTGCTCGGTTGACCCGTCGGGTAGAGGAACTGATGAAACATCCGCAGCATACATATCTCAAAAAAACGGCTTCCTCTACTTGCATGAAATGCGTGCTTACAGAGACGGGTACTCTGACAATACCTTGCTAGATATTCTTAAAGGTTGTAAAAAGTACAACGTTACTAAATTAGTTATCGAAACTAACTTCGGTGATGGTATTGTTGCTGAATTATTTAAAAAACACCTTATCCAACGTCAACAACTTGTTGATATTGAAGAAGTTCGTGCCAATGTACGTAAAGAAGACAGAATTATTGACTCTCTTGAACCTATACTTAACCAACATCGCCTTATTATAGACAAATCAGTCATTGATTGGGATTTTAAATCTAATCCTGATGAAGCACCTGAAAAACGTCTCATGTATATGCTCTTTTATCAAATGAGCCGTATGTGTAAAGAAAAAGGTGCTGTTAAACACGATGACAGAATTGACTGTCTAGCTCAAGGTGTTAAATACTTTACTGATGCTTTAGCTATCTCTGCTCATGAATCAGTCAAAAGTCGTAAGATGGAAGAGTGGAATGATATGCTCTCTCAATGGCATGATGACCCTCAAGCAGCTGCAAATCATATGGTTTTAGGTATGGATATTAACCAAAGAAGACAAGCTAAGGGTAATCCTAAAAGTTCAGTCCCCACCTGGTTTTAAGAGAAACCACCACCGTATACAGGGAGAAGAGAAGGGTGGACTCGACTTCCTGGCTAAGGGGGATAGTAATTATCCCCTTTACTTATGTCCGCTGAATGGACATTTTGTAAGTACCGCCCACTGGTTAAAACCAAAAGACAACATTTCCTTTCTCTTTTACTAACTCCCGGTTGATTTTGGAAACATTGAATGTTTCTACTTATCAACTCTTTGATACTATGACTAAACCTGAGTACATACACAATACAAAAGGACTGTATGTAGAGTTTCATCGTGTTCGTGAAGGTCCTAACTTCTTTTCTGTTCTCTATAAGTACACCTGTCAGGGTGTCACTACTGTAAAAGAAATGAAAAAGATACTTGGTCCTGCTAAGTTCCTAGATTCATCCAAAGAATTGTATGCATGGATGGAACCATTGATAGCATTGACTGAAACTAAAAAATCTTTAGATATGAATGACATTAAAGCTAGAGGGTTTGGACCTGAAGCTCATGATGATGATCCTACTAGTAATACTAAGATGGTGACGTAGATGTGTGAGTATATATTCTCTATGATGATCGTGGGTCTTGTTAACGTGGCTCCAGATACGTACGTTATTCAAGCGTTAGATCATGATAATAGGCTTGTTGAGTGTTCAATTGTGATCCAAGAGGAAAAAATCACATAATTTTGTCTGCCCTATCCTCTATATGCGCAGGATCCAGGACCCCCAATGGGGGGGTTTTGGTCCCGTTAGTTCCATAAACTAACGGAATCTATTGGGTTTTAGAAGAAATACGGGCGCATCAGGCACGCGCGGTAGTTGGTATCGCGCTGTTTGTGTGTATCTATCTGTTGCGACCTTATTGAGAACGTTGAGAATGACTGGTATGACTGGGATCTCAGATGATAAGCAACACTGATCGATGGCCGACCAAAGACTTATCATTGTGTTACTGCAACGGTTCTCGGCTGGTCTGGTATAGCCTTGATACACCATTGCTGATTGGCAACGGTTGCAGTGCTGCTATGGTAGATCCAGATGAGTGGTTGATGATCTTGATCTCGACTCTCCCTGTTAAGGGGGAGGAGAGTCTCGATCTTCAATCACCACTCACTGCCTCAGAACCTTGACAACTAAATAACTCGTTGCGATGCCGAGGGTCAGTCACCTGATCCGGAGCGTAGAGCCTGGAGGTGCTTGACCAGTTGGCCGGCCAGGGTGCATGATTACACTAGGGCAACAATGCCCACGGCGGAGCCACACGCCTTGTTTGTTCATGGCTACCTGCACGGTGCATCGACGCCCTGCCCGTTTGAGTCGGGCTGCTAGGTCTTGCGTCATTCAAGTACGCATTCAATTTATTTATTTCATTCATGCAATTGCTTCAATCACTCACACGTCCATCAGTTGTCCGTCATGGACACAGCGACTGTGCACATTATGTGATCGTTGATGTACTCAATGCTTCATGCATTGTGTCTTATGTATCAGGTAATGTGTACAGCTACGAGAATGTGAGCCGACGTGCACTCGTCAAGCTCCTGCTACAAGACAACATCAGTCTTGGACGCTGGATCAACGACGCACTGTTATGTGTAGACAACGACAAAGTTGTTTGTAAGTTTGAGCCACAACTCAACGTTGTTCGTGAGAATGTGCCTTACTTAGTTGCTGCGTAAGTTATAGCTTCCAGCCTAGGTGCAATGCCTAGGCCAGCACTGGGACGAAGTCCCTACCTTTACACTTGGTCAATCATGACAACATGCACACACTCTGATCTTGCTAGTAAGCAAGAACGCTTGGCTGGTGATGAGTTACTCGCGTTTATTCGTGGTAATGATTCAATGACTCAGCAACAGAAATGTCTTGGTGCTGGTTACATCAAGACCTTAAAAGATGGGTCTACTGGTTGTAACTACACTGAATTCTACATGGCTTTACTTGAGGCTAAGGGTATGGACCTTAGCGCATCAGATACTGATGACAAAGAGTATGATGACTGGCTCGCTTCACTTGAGGATCAAGACAAAGACTTGATCAATGATATTCAAGAACGCTGTGGTGACTTCAGTGCTTACACACCTGAAGAATGCCGAGAGTTTATGGATGAGTTGAGTGATCTTGGTATCACTACTGCATCACAATTCG